GACTACGCCGCAGCCGCTTCGCCTTCGGTCTGGCCCTTGACGGCTTTTTCGGCTTTGGCCTTCTTCTCCACCATCTTCGGGGTGTAGCCCGAGATGGAGATGAAGCCCCGCGCCGAATCCCACGACAGATCGCCGTAGGTGCCGCCGAGAGTAATGAAGTCGCCCACGGTGGCCGAACTGCGGTAAGCTTCAAAGCGAGCATGCGACTTGCTGTTTTCGCGCTTCGGGTTCTTTTCCACCAGCAACGTGATGGTGGCTTCCTTGTTGAAGTTCTTGCTAGTGCGATCGCGCGGCGCTTTGTCCTTTGCCGCTTCCGCCCCATTTCCCTCAGCCGCGTGTTTCGCCTTCTTGCCCTTTGCCTTCACTTCTTGTGTGTCGCTCACAAAGTTCTCCTTTAGAGGTTGAAAGATCAAAATTCCACACTGCAAAATGAGTATAGCATAGAGCCGTAGCCTCTGCAACTAGTTTCGCTTGAACGTGCGCAGTCGGTCTACGAACCCACTTTGGGTCTTATCTTTAGAGCTTAGAGTCTGGATTACTACTTCGTCAAGCGTGTCCTTAGCCACAAAGCGATAGATCATGACATGGCTTGATTTCTGCCCTTGCCGCCAGACGCGGCGCATAGCTTGATCGTAATGCTCAAAGTTCCATGTGAGCCCAAAGAAAGCAACACGGAAGCAGATGTCCTGCATATTGAGGCCGTGACCCATTCCGGCAGGATGTCCGAGCAGCCCCGGGAGTAGCCCCTTGTTGAACGCGTCTATTAGCTCCACGCTCTTTTTCAGGGATACGCTTCCTAGATCTGGCATCCCGGGAATGGCTTTCTGGATTCGGTCTCGGTCGTGGTTAAATTCGTATAAGATAAGCAGAGGCTGGCCTTGCAATTCTTCGAGTAGGTCGTTAAGAGCGTCGAGCTTGGCGTCATGGATATCATGGTGCTCTCTCCTTCCAGTTCCTGCTCCAGAAATCTCGCTATAGATAGCGCCATTTGCAATCTGGCGGCACTTTCCTCCGGCGACAGCGGCATTAGCTGCCACGATAGTTTCATCTTGGATTTGAGTAATGAAGGCCAGCTCCACTTCGCGGTATATCTTGCGAGCAGTGGGCGGAAGTTCCACTTGAATGTCATGATAAATGAGCTCCGGCATGTCGATCCAATCCTCAGCCTTGAGGCGGAGGACTATCGGGTTGATGGCAGCAGCGATGCGCTCGGCAGAGTCTAGCTTTGGCCTCCACTCGTAGCCGCCATATCCAGTAGGGTAGAAGTAAGTCTGGCGGTAATGCGTGATGAAGCGTCCTAGCGCATTTCCCAGATCTAAGATGTATATCTGTCCAAAGAGGTCAAGCAGGCCATTAGGCGTGGGGGTGCCCGTGAGGATCCACCTGCGCATGAAGGTGGGGAGCATGAATCTAAGAGCCTTGAATCGCTTAGTGCTGGAGTTCTTGAACTTTGTGCTCTCGTCCACGCACAGGATGTCCGCCTTGATACGCTTCCACCGTCCTTGCTCATGCAGCCACGGCACAGCGTCTGGGTTGATAAGGAAGATATCTGCGTCTACATCCAGCATGGCTTCTTTCTCTGGGCCATGAATGATAGCTAAGCGCAGATTTTCAAATTCTTTCCACTTCTTGAGCTCCGAAGGCCAAGTCGCGGCCATAGCTCTGAGGGGTGTGATCACTAGCAGGCGTTTATTGATTCCCTTATTCTTAAGGATAAGGAAGGCGAATAGAGCTATGGCGGTCTTCCCCAGACCGGGGTCTAGTAGAAGACCGCCGCACCCTAAAGAAATCAGCAGCTTGACTGCATCCTTCTGGTAGCTACGTGCGGGCCAGAATGGACGTTGCGACTCCGAAGGAATCGCAAACGTGGACTTCATAGCCTCGTTTACGAAGTTGTCCATGTATATGATCCTGTAGTTTCCTTGATTGCTCGTTTACTCGTTTGAACTCTATAAAAACTGGCTTTCCACCGTAGGGTAGGAAGAGGCGGTCAGGCCAGCCTCTGCGCCCTAGGAGGTTGAGCTTGCAGTGCATTCCTCCATGCTTCACCCACCAATCAATGACATCTTGCTCAGTTTTCTTCTCTAGGCTACTAGACATGGCCCGCCCTTCCGCTTGGAGTAAGCGCACCAATTACAATGACCGCCAGTGCGTGGACTGAAGAAGGTATCACGGAGCATAGGGCTCACATTCTCTAGCCAGTATTGCTGCTCATGGACTAACTTCTCACGTGCAAGCTCCGTGCTCTGCGCATGATCTTGATCTGCGTATATGGTCTCTATGACTCCATGCTCTATATCGTCATACGCGGAGAGTATCATACAGAGGTAGAGTCTACGCTGCGACACATGATCATCGTAGACTTTACCAGTTTTCCACTCCGCCATGTAGGTCGTCGGCCCGATTTTGATCGCATCTATAACCCCACGAACCCATGCGTTTGGGTCTTTCCAATCTACGACCTCCCACTTATCGTTAAGGGCAAGCTTCAACTCCGGGAGATACTTCTCCTTGCGCATCTGCTCCGCCTTGTCCTTCGTGTATTGGCGGATACCACCACTCCACTCTCCGGTGGCTAGGTAGTATTCTAGCTGAGCATGGACATTAGTTCCGCGCTGCGCGGCTGGCCCTGCCGGGTCTGGGATTTTCTTATTGTGTCGGAAGTCGTAAGCAGCAGGACACTTACGATAGAGGTTATACTGAGAGAGCGACCACGGCATTATTTTCTCCCTGATGGACCATACTTTAATTTACGAATTTCCCAGACGCGTTTAGCCGCCTGAGATTGATCTACAGTGAGCATATTTTCAACACGAGTTCCTAAAAATAAGTGTGATGGATTAACACATCCCGGATTATCACACTTATGACAAACATCCTTACCATGCTGAAGCTCACCCACATAAAGAAGATAGCTTAGTCTGTGCCCATAAACTTTCTTGCCTTCAAAAACTAATCTGGGTCTACCATGATAGGTCAACTGCCCGCGCCATCCCCAACAAGCATTGGAATCTTTAGGCTTTATAACTCTAGCCTCAAATCTTTTAACTTCTTTAGGATTCCACGGCATGAAGCTCTCCAAAGTTGTCTCCGATAAAGCCCTCGCTGAGCATAGGGACATCAAAGCGGGGATGGTTCATTACGGTTTTGAGGTAGCGCATGGCCTCCACAGCCATGTAGCCCGGAGCGCTGATGTTAATTTCATCGTGTAGCGCGGCAAGGAACAGGCAGCTATTGTCCGCTCCCGCATCCCAATCAATGATTGTTTGCTTTGTCTGGTCGGCCGCGCTGCCCTGAATAAGGTAGTTGAGGAGTTTGTATTCAAAGCTCCGCATGACGTTGTTGATGAGGCGCGGAGGCTCGGGAAGATAGAGCCTGCCTCCCCACGTCCGGAGGGGGAGCCCATTACGCCCGCGATTGCGAAGTTGGTTGCCTAAGATCCTAATCCCCGGATTAGCTTCCATGTAGGCTTCACGGATAGTCTTAGCTTTGGCATAGTCGCACTCAAGCTGTGAAGCGAGGCCACTAACTCCAGCGCCGTAGATGGTGCTGAAGGCTGTGATCTTGACGTCCTTACGTGGAAGCTCTACACCCAAGATCTTAGTTATTAGGTCTTGAGCCATCTTGTGCGGATCAAGTTTTGCGTCTACCTGGTATGCCTTCATTAAATCGCCATCCTCATAGTGCGCGAGTATGCGTATCTCTTGACTTGAAAAGTCACGCTTCACCCACACATGACCTTCCTCAGGGAGCAGAAAGCGTCGCATCTTGGGAATGAGAGGCAGGCCGAGCGGAGCCTCAGGTATGAATTCGTTGGGTGGGTTCGTGAGGTTGGGATGATCGCAGCTAAGGCGACCAGTGCGTGTCCCCTTGAATGCTGCTCCATGCCCCTCCTGCCGCACTTGATTCCAGTTTGGGTGAACTCGCCCTTTACTTCCCACGGCCTGCTCCAACCACGGCAGTCCAAACGTGTTGAGACAAGTGTCCAAGCCGCCCCGGTATAGTAGGAGCTTAAGCACTTCGGGGCTGGTCACACTAGCCCGGAGCGCGTCCTTGGCTGTGCTCCGGGCACCTTTGGGGGTAAGCACCCACTTGGAAATGACCTTTGCGTTATCCAACGCATTAGCCAATTCTGCAGGGCTATCTGGATTGAATGTAGAGCCGAGGGCTTCGAAGAGGAATTGGTCAGTCTGGCGCAGAGCAGAGGCCATAGAGGCGCA